ATCAATTTTCCTGGATTGTTGGAAGAGCTGTATTTTGCGGATAAGGTATTATAAATTTGTTCACGTTCTTCTGGTCCAGGAATTCCTGAGTTTAAAGAAACAAATAAAGACGGATTAAGTCCATTTATAATATTTGAATGCCACCAGTTATATACCTCAACCTCAGTTCCAATTGCGGTTGCCCCTCCCCAATATGAAGGTGTTGCATAATATTCATTTCCAGGAGAATGCGTGGTGTAATAAAAAATTTGCGATGGAAGTTCATTTGTTACATTAAATGACGGAATCATTCTTGGTTGGAACTTCTTCGGATATGCCCAGTCACTTGAATAAAAATAGTTTTCAACATGGTCATCAATTGTTGCTCTTTCGGCTCTAAGTTTTGATGTATCCATTCCATACATTTCAAAACCCAAATCTCTATCACGTTTCCAAACAACATTAATGGCAAATGCACCATATAATATAAAATCAAGAGTTGCCTTTTGCCACAAATCATATACAGATTCACCAAGTGAATTTGCCATTTGTAGTCTCATGTTATCACCATCTTTAAGTGATATCTCTTCTCCTCTTACTCCATACCATTTACTCATAACACATGCACGATGTGTTGGACTTGTGTTATATAATCTTATTAATTCTTGTGGTGCAAGGTTTGCAATACCATAATATATCCAAGGTGTTCTTGTATTAAATTGTGGTTGTTCCTCAATTATTGGAACACGGGCGGTAATAAAATCAAATACCTTAAATATATTTTTTGATTCTTCCATACTTATAAATATCTCTTTTATGTGTAATAATTACTTAATTTGGAGTTATTTCACCTGGGGCAAATATATAGTTTGAATTATCTTCATTTGAAGAAATAAATTCAACATAAAAATCATTTGTTGTGGTTGCAGATTGTGCAACAACTAACGCTTGACCATTTTCAATAACACCATCACTTAAACTGGGATTTAGGTTACCACTACCATAAGGTTGTTGAAATATACCATAAGTATAAAGTCCCTCATAGGGAAATCTTATTTCCCCAACACCTTGTCCTTCAACAAATTCAAATTCATCATATCTTGACTTTGAAACAGAAATATCTGTTGGAATAAACCTAACAAGTTGTTTTGAAAAAATATGTTGAAATGAGAATAACCACTCAGGATTTGAAATGGTTGCATTCTGAGAAACGGTAACAACTAATTTGTTTAGTTGATTAGTCTTTATTATTAACATTGATTATTGAAAAAATAAGGGAATAGGGTAAAGAATATACCCCATTCCCAATTATTTATTAAGATTGAACTGTGATACCAGTTGCAATTGATGCAAGAGAACCCGATAACTCATTCATAGGTTGAGGTTCCAAGTAAGAGAAGGTAATATTATAGCCATTTTTATCCCCCATTGCAAGGCCTGAAACCGACGTTCCAGCCCCAACATAACAACCATACGTTTGTCCAAGATAGAAGAATTGACCATTATTGTCTTCAACACAAATCGCAAGTCTTTGAGATTGTGCCAAAGTTTTTAATATATTTCTCTTAGATTGTTCTAACTTATTAAAATAAGTCACAACCTCTCCGCCATAAAACACTGTTCCATTTTCTAATGATGCATTCACCGTTTCAGTTAACTGTGATGTTGTTCTAATAAGTTGGAATTCATAGAAAGTTCCAGTTCCACTTATTGCAGTAATTGTATCTCCTGTAGATTGAGTGATTGATGTTACATTTTCATAATCAGTAATCCACATTGTTTTCAAACCGCCAACATTATCACGGCAACCCAAAACGATGCCACCTGTTAAATTACAAGCCATTTTATATAAAATTTATTAGATTAGTTTATTTGTTATAAATGATTGGGGAATTACCCCCAATCATTAAATATTAAAGACCATTTGTTACAAAGAACTGAGGAAACGCTAAAGCGGTTCCCAATTTCCAAGCGGCCATAATTCTTACCTCCTGGAAGTCCTGACTCCACCACGCTCTAAATGAATCTTCGTCCGATTGTAAATCCGTTCCGATTAAAAAATATTGGGACGGACCTGCAGCAATCAAATCTGAACCATTAAGACCTGGAACACCTACCACACGGTAGTTTGTTTGAGGATGGTATACAGAGTAAACTGAACCTAATTTATTTTCAGCTGAATCAATGAAAAAGTTATTAACCGTTCTCAAGGCCACAAGGTAGCACTTGAATTGTTGTTGACTCATGAAAATTACAATGTCCTCACGGTCATAAATGTTTCTATCAATTAATTGAATGATAGAATCAATTTCAGCAAGAACTGCATTACCTTTTTCTTGAGCTGAAGTTCCTGTTACAGAACAAAGTGCTGTTGCACCAGTTACTGTTACAACACCTGCTGTGTTATTTAATAATTCAATGAATCCAGAGAATCCAGTTGAAGCAGAAGTTGCATTCCATAATTTGTCCTCGTTAAAACGTTTGATTTGACGAGTCTGTAAATCAATAATCGCTTGTTCAAACGGAGCTGTCTCATTATATGAGCCCGCATTTAAATATTGACCAAGCCATACAGTATTTAGTTCTTGTAGACATAATGAGGTATTAACCTTAAATGATTCTACAGAAAGTGGAGCAACTGTAAATGTTGTTGTTCCAGAATTTTCCCAACCGCAAGTTGTTCCAGTTTGAACAACCAAAGATTCAGACAATAAATTAACATTTTGCGTGCCTTTAATCCCCGGAATCAAATTACAATATTCCATCGTGACTGGACTAAGCACGGCCTCAGATATAATATCAGAATTCAATTGGTCCACATAACTTTGTAGCCCAGATAAATCGTAAGAAAAATTGAGCTTTGAAAGATTTTTTTTCATCTTATTTAGTTTTTATTTTATTTTAATTTTTATTAGAGAGTGATTCTCTTAACCTTCTAAAACCTTCAACCTTTGGATTGAATGGTTTCAATAAAGTATCTTGGTTTAATTGTTTTGGGATTTTTGTTCCCGCTGGTTCATTGGAAAACTTATTAAACTTTGTTTCCAAAGTCTCATATTTTTTATCCATTGAATCAAGTTTGGTTTCAAGACGTTTCATTGCTTCAGCAAATGCTGTTGCAAAAGCGGACATATCATCCATTTCTTTTTCTTCAACATTTTCTCTTTGAACAATTTTGCCATCTTTAACCATTACACGAATTTTAACTTCGTTGTCTTCTGAATCTTTTAACATAATCTGATGCTCACCATCTGGTGCAGGTGACTTCTCACCGTCTTTAACAACATCAATTGATTCTCCAACATCAAATGTTGGTGATTCAACGATTGCCCCATCATAAGTTTTTGCTTTAACAAAAGATTGGTTGAAGTCTCCTCCTTCCATTTTCTTTTCTCTTACAGACATTACACCCATAATTTGACCGCCAGTTATTGTAATAACCTCGCCACCTTTTGTTTCGTAATCTCCATCAGATACTGCCGTCAATGTTCCATCATATCCAACTTTTTTAAGACGAACACCTTCTTCAAGTTTATCTGTTGATAATCTTAAAACTGTTCCGTCCTTAAGTTCAATATCACCATCCTTCTTTGGGTGTGGTGGAATTTCTTTGCTTTCAGCCATTTCATCGTCTTTGATTACAGTTTCTTCATCTTTTTCTTCTTTTTTTTCATCTGCAGTTTCCTGCATTTTTCCCATTTTGATTTTAGAAACCATACCCATTTCGTCTACTTCAACTTCGGCACCATCTTCCATCATATACACCCCAGCAGGAGCTGGAATCATACCTTCATCAGTTGCAACATATAATACCTTTCCAACTTCCATATCTTCTGATTCCATTTTCATGGTTAAACCTTGGTCAGATTTACCCTCATAAAATTTCTGAGAAGTGAAATTGAGAATGGTCATTATTTTTTTGATTGCTTCTTTACTGGTCATCTTTAATTGATTTAAGTAATTTTCTTATTTGGTTTATTTGTTTGTCTTCTTTTGAGAAGAACGCTTTTTCAGCAAACAAACCCTCAACTGAGAAACCAGTTAAAGATTTGCTTTTAATCATTTTCCAAATCTTATCATCATCAACTTTCATTGCAACATACCATGTTCCAGCTGGAAGTGAAAAACCATAAAGATTTGATTTATCTTTTATTGGGTCTTCTGAAACCCAAGATTCTGTAATATATACTTTATCTGAACCCAACTTTTTTCCATCATGTTCAACAGATGTTTCATCAGTTCTTCTTTCTTTTAAGAAC